ACGGACTTGAGGTCCAGCGCCGCGACCTTCTGGGCGTTCGCCGCCGTGCTGATGCCGTGGTAGTCGACGTCGAGGATGGCGGTCGTCCCGGCCCGGATCTGCACGTTCGCCAGATCGCACTCGTAGGCGATCCGCTCGACCCAGTCGTTCGCCGAGTCGGTGTAGCGCACCCGGACGTAGTTCTTCGTCTCGTTCCACCCCGGGCGACTCAGAGCCACGCTGTCCACGTTGCTCTCGTCGTAGAGGTCCAGGTCGGCCACGACGTAATCGGCCCGTGCGAGCTTGAGCGTGAGCAGCCCGGTGAAGGGGTCGGTGAAGATCACCCCGTCGATGTGCCGCAGGATCTGCTCGGAGAGGTCCCACGCAGTGGTCGGGCTGTCGATCAGCATGGAAAGACCGAAACCCTCGGTGTAGAGCGAGTTCCCTGCCGCGACGAAGCTCGCCACGTCCAGGGATCCGGCCCCGAGACCGAGGCCCCACTTCGGGTCGGTGAACAACTCGTAGAGCATGCAGGCCGGATTCGCGTCGTTGCCGATGCGCTCGCGGCTGCTGGTCAGGCCGAGCGTGTTGGGACACCGCCGCAGGACGAAGGCGATGGGCTTGATGTAGGGGCTCGTGCCCAGGTACATCTGATTGAGCACGGCGTAGCACACGCCTCGATAGCCCGGCAGTGCCCCGATGCGAGAGGTGAGATACCCGTTCGCCACCTGAGACGTTCCGCCATAGTAGAGACTCACTGTGCCGACGATCCCGCCCTCAGCCTGGTCCCCACCGAACAGGCCGTTGTTATTGATCGAGAAGTCGTCGTAGGCCCCGTGAACGGTGCGTGCGAAGCCCGGATTCTTGTTGTCGAACAGGATGGCCACGACGGCATCTACCGGCCCGCAGGCCAGAGCCATCTGCACGCCGAGGTAGTACTTGTGCCCCGTGGTGACGTGCTCGCCGGAGAAGATGCCGGTCTTGACCCACTGCTGGATCGCCTCCACGCGCAGATCGCCGTACCACACGACGTTCCCGCCGACCACCTTGCAGGTGCCCCACATGGCCGGGATGCAGCGGCCCTCCATCGCCGTGGGCAAGGTGAAGTCCCCGAGCGCCGACGCCTTCGGCCCCTGCTGGTTCAGCTTGGGGCGAAGAAGTTCGTTCAGGCAGGTGAAGCCGACGAACATGAAGAACACGAACCAGAAGCCCATAGTTAGCTCAGGCTCGACGAGAAGGGGTTCTTGGTGGGCACCCGGGGAAACCCCAGATGGTTGACCAGGTTGTTGAACTTGGAGGCGCACGTCGCCTCGGTACGGTCGCAGCCGGGAAACGCATAGACCGTGGCCCCGGAGGCCAGCGCCGGGAAGGCGTTCATCAGCGTGACCGTATTCCCGATGTGGGCCACGATGAAGCGCACGTCGCCATCCGCGTCCTGGAGCCAGCCGTTGCGGAACCAACCGTCCGCCCGCACGGCGAAGTCCCCGCTCACGACGCTGAGCCCGCTGACCGAGCTGACCACGCAGATGTCGAGAAACGACGATGAGGAGATGCCGCACCCGGCACCGTACAGCGGCCAGTTGCACTGACACTGGTAGCTCAGGAGCGGGACCATGCGCTGCAGGGCCTCCCCGAACGGAGCGCAGGTCAAGACCGCCTCGCTGTTCTCGATGTTGACCGAGGCGACGACCCCGTAGAAGATCGGAATGGCGTTCGCCAGGTCGTCCCGGTGCGCCTTGTAGATCGTCACGTTCACCGGCAATGCCGGGATGATCGTGGCAAACATGAGCGCCAACGGCGAGTCCCGGGGCACCCGAAGTTCGGTGCTCCCGGCCCCGGATTCCTTGGAATGCTCGAGCCCGGTGTTGGAGATCGAGGCCGGCGTGAACGTCCCCTGAGGAATCACCACCACCGCGTCGGCGTTGGTGAACAGGTAGAGCGTCTCGCCCTGCGAGATGCGGTAGCACTCGACCGGCTTCGCACCGTAGGTCGACTTCTCGCTGGCGTCGAAGGTCACAGCGCCGCCTCCTGCGGGAGCTCACGAACGTCCAGGGAGACCGAGCACTTCCCGGCGTTGTGCCACGATAGCACGTTGCGGTCGTTCTCCAGACGGCAGAGCTTGAGGAACATCACGAGCGTCGTGGCCGCAGGCCAGAGTCGCCCCACGGCCGGGCTCAGACTCAGGCCCTCCGTGGTGAACGTCCCGGGGTCCCTGGCCGTCGTGACGTGATGGAAGGACAGGGCAGCAACGCCCGGCTGCCACAGGGCGATGTAACGTCTTCCACCGCCCTTCGACCACATCTGGTTCGTGTAGCCGACCCAGCGGATCGTCGCGGAGGATGCCCCGTTGAGAATGTCCTCGCTGAGTAGCAGGTCGTGCTGGTACGACGGCATCCAGAAGGGGACCGTGCGCCCGTAGCGGGCCAGAATGAAGGCCCGCATCGCGGCCGTCTCGGTGCGACCCTCGGCGAGCCAGAGGAACGACCGCACCGGATTCGGCATCCCCGCCTTGTCGTCCACCGTGATGAGCCCAACGCCGTTGTCCAGCACCACGAGGCGCTGATCCACGGTCTCAGGGATGGTCCCTTCGCGGCTCGGCTCCAGCACGTCGAGGACATCAAGCCCGAGGTAGGTGCTCACGACGTCACCCGGTCCATCGTGAACGTCGGTCGAGCCGACGCGAAACCCCGGCTCTCCCACACGACGTTCGGCGCGGTGAGGAGCCTTCCCATCCCGATGGGGCAGACCCATGCCCCGGCAGGCCACAAGGCCCGGGCCCCAGTCGTCATGTCCAACTGTCCAGAGCCCGGCACGTCCACGGTGAGGGCTTCCCACGTCCAGGGATCGGTCCACAGGAGCAACACGTCCCCGGCCGTCCAAGGGACTCCCGTGGTCGGCAGGACAAGCGTGGTCCCGCCGATGTTCAGGAGCGATGAGAGGCGTTCGGCGTACTGCCAGAGGGGCACGCCGTAGACCCGGGCCCGCCAGCCGTAGAGGATCGCGTTGAGATGCTGAGACTCGCGCTCGTCCAGGCACAGCACGGACATCTCCTGCGTGGCCCGGTGCTGTGACTTCCTCGCGATCCGCTGCTCGGTGCCATCCCAGGCCGTGAGGATGTTCGTCTTGAACTCGAGGCCCTCCTCCATCGTATCCGCGGCGTTCCCCATGAAGGGGAAGGGCACGAGGCGAGAGCCGATCACCTCAATGTTGGTCCCATCGACCGGGACAGTCGTGAAGGTCCAGGTCACCAGGTTGTCGATCTGCGGGTCACCCTGGTCGTCGGCCATGAGGATGTAAGTGTCCTCGTGCAGCGGAGGCACCCACAGCGGCAGCGTCGGAGGGGATTCGACCGAAAGCCCCGCCGATCCCGTGACCACGAGAGAGGTCAGCGACTTCCCGGCGTACCTGAACGAGTTCCACACCTCAACGGTGATCTCCTGCTCCGAAAGCAGGAAGGTCAGGTCGTAGAGCCGGGGAATGACGTGGATGCGCTCGAACCAGGCCACCTCGCCGTGGAGTCCGGCGACCCGCCCAAGATAGGCGTTGGTGAGCGGGGACGGATTCACCGTCGCACCCTTCGCCCCGCACGAGAAACCCGGAAGTATGCTCTTGGCCCGTGACGTGACCGGATTGTCGAGGGTCGCGGACAGCATCGCCCCGCCGTGCGCGTAGCCCTGAGGCATCGCGGGGAAGATCGTGCCCGCGTAGGCGGCCATGCTACGCCGCCTTGAGGACCGCGAAGCCGGGGAACACGAGGTAGTTCACGCCCCCCACGGTCCACTGTTCACCGGCCGCGAACCCATGCTCGGTCGCCCGGCACGCGAAGATGCTCGGCGGATAGCCGATGGGAGCCCAGCGCCCGGTGCTCATCCCGCAGAACATGTGCAAAGGCAGGAGCATCGCCCCGGGGAACGCGGTCGGCCAGCACACCGGCCACAGGTCGGAGAAGTTCGGCGTGGCCGCCAAGGTTCCAGGCGTGAGGTAGAGAGCGCACCGGATCCGCATGCCGGTGTAGCCGCACACGCTGCTCGAGTTGGCGGCGTAGTTGTTGCTGATCCACAGGTCCGCAAAGATGGCCGAAGGGACCCGCACGAAGGTGGTGGCCGGATAGTCCGATGAATAGTAGTGCGTGTGGCCGCATGGAGCAGCGGCCGTGATGTCGTGGCCGGGGATCGAGGTCGTAGGGGCAGCGGTGTTCCAATAGCTCGGGCTGGAGCCGAAAAAGTAGGGGTAGGCGACCGTGAACCCATGCGGCGGCAGGGTGAGACCGAACCCGAGGTGAACGAACAGCCCCGGGCTGCGCTCCACGACCACGACCACGTTGTCGCTGCCGTCGTCGAAGAAGTGATAGGCCGTGATCGAGCCGCTCACCAGCTCCATGCCCGCGCCGCACTTGTAGGCGGTCGCGTAGACCTCGGGAGCGTTCGCCTGGTCGTTCCACGCCGATGCCCCGCTGTAGCCGTCACCCATGTAGAGGCCGATGCCGTAGCCGTTCGCGTAGCGGTACTGCCATATCTGTTCGTTCACCGCCGCACGGAAGTGCACGTAGACGGCCGGGCTGCCCTTGTGCAGATGCGCCCGCCAGCCGGTGCCCTCGGTTGCGCTGGCGTCGGAGGTCCATCCCTGAGTGACGAGCCACGCCACGAGCTTCTGCAGCAGGTCAATCGGGTCGGTCGCGGTCCCGGTAGCGTAGGCAGCAGCCATGTCAGTCGAGCCTCAGGGCGAACCAGTCCAGCACGGTCGTCCGGTTGACGTTTGGAACGAGAAGATACGGGACCCCGCCGACAGTCACCGTGTCCTCGGCACCGGCACCCTGGCCGGTCACGGCATAGACTCCCGACAACTGCCCCATCGGATTCGGATCGGTCGCCAGCAGGATGATCGGGAACAACGAGTAGCCGCCGTCGTGGTCCACGTCGAGCGTGGTGAAACTGCCAGCGTAAGGCCAGATCACGTTGTCCGATGATGGCGTGAACTCCCGGCTCCCGTTCGCCTGCGAGATCACCCCGACCCAGACCCCGGTGAGCCTCCGCATCCGCATGGTCATGTAGTAGGAAGGCACCCCTGCCGTGCTGCCACGATCCGAATGCATGAACAGGTTGTGGCCGATGTCGACCGTGGACCACTTGTACTTCGTGTCGTTCCAATTCGGGGCACTCGCCTGCATCGTCCGGGAGCCTCCGAGGCAGATCGGATAGGGCAACTGCGCCGGGGTGAAGAACGGATCGTAGAGCCCCAGGTAGGCGGCCTCGTACTGCGTGCCGATCTTCACCACGATGATCGCCCTGCGACCGTCCACCACGAACCAGTAGGTCATGGTCGAGTTCCACAGGGGCAGATACAGCAGCCGGTGAACCCCGGGCTGTGCGTAGGCGTTCAGCCCCGCCGTGTAACCGTCGAAGGCCATCAGCTCCCAGTCGTAGTAGTCCACGTCCGTGCGCCGGAAGTGATGCACCCCGACGTAGATCTCGCTCACGCCGTCGTTGCCTGGAGCCATCCACAGGTGCTGACCGAATGCGGCATCGAGCCCGCCCGCGACCCGGCGCAACTGCACCGCGGAGACGTAGATCGAGGACGATCCGGCCGTGATGTTGAGCCGATAGCGTGTGGCCGAGACCGGAGAGTCGACCGTGAACGCCTCCAGGCTCGTTGACCAGGACGCCTTGCCGCTCACCGTATCGAGCGTCACCCATGCCGAGCCGTTCCAGTAGTCGAAGGTCCAAGCCGTGGCGATGTACGTGGAAGGGTAGGTCGAGAGGATCGCGTACTCGCGGATGGTCTCGGCCTCCTGCATGGTGAACTCGATGCTCGCCGGCAGCGCAGCCGATGCGAACTCCCAGTCGCGGGCCGGGGTAGGGACCGTCTTGCCGTCGATCACGTTGTCGGCTGCGTACTGACCGGACGTCCCCGTGCTGGCGAGGATCGTGCAGCCGCGAGCCCGGTCCTTGGTGGTCCACTTCGGGGCCGTGGAGAACGTGAACTCGTCGCCGCTGACAAAGGCCGTCCCGCCCGCCGTCAGGGTGAACGCCAGCCGGTTGGCCGGGGTGTCGGAGACGAACGGGCTGCCCACCGTCCGCGTCCCGCCCTGCGCCCCGCTGACGCTGCCGACCACGGTGAACGCCGAGGCGCTGGTGAGGTGCACCGTCCACGTCTCTGCGACCGAGGCAGAGCCGCCCTTCAACGTCGTGCCGAAGCCGCCGTTGCCGGTGTTGCCCGTCTTGGGGACCAACCCGAACGCACTGCCGGTCGTCGTCAGGAAGGTGTGCAGCTTCTCCAGCAAGTCGAGATGCCCGGATGAGGTCCCGGTTTCGATCACATCACCCTCCGAAGGCCGCGGTGAAGGCCCGACGATTCTTCGAGACCACGTTGAGCAACGTCTTCTGACCCTCGGGGGACTTGAGCTGGCGCAGCACCAGACCGTCCTCGAGGCCGATGGTCAGATTAGCACTGAGCGCCGCCTGGCCGCTTTCGGTGCCGGGTGCTGACACGAGTCCACCATCGGCGAACCGATGAGGCCCCTGTGACCCGCGCAGTCCCGGCACCGACAAACCCGAGTTCAACCTGGACAGCATCCCACGCACGTGCGGCTGACTCGCCACGGCTGCGCGTACCACGAACTCCCCGTTCGAGAGCCACGCCGGAATCGAGTCCGACGTGGGGCCTCCGGGCCCGACGATGGGGCCACCATCCGCCGCGAGATGATCCACCTGCCCCTGAGTCGCCGGCGTCCCCGATGAGGACACGGAGCCGCCACCCGCGAACCCGAACATCGCCTTGACGATGGCCATCGCCAGCATCTGCGCGAGCATCTGCTGGATCGCCGCAACCACGCCGGAGGCCATCGCCAGGAACGCCTGCAGGAACGTCTGGCTTCCCTGGATGCCCGTGGTGAAGAACTCGGTGAGCCCGGTCACGAGAGCATCTTGGAGCGTCACCTTCACCCGCAGGGCGACGTCCTCCATCGCGGCGATGCTGTTGGTCACGCTCATCACCTGCGCCGTGAGCGCCGCCGCCTTCGCCATGAGCGCCGGATCGTTGCTTGCGGCCGCGGCGGCCACAGCGGCGGCCGCGGCGGCCTGAAGGATCGGAAGCTCCTGCTTCTCGAGGGCCAGGAGCCGGTACTTGGCCTCGACCTCGCTCATCACGCCGGCCGAACGAGCCTCCTGGATGACGGCGGCCTGGGCGTTGAAGGCGTCGAACTGCCCCTCGGACGCAGCGATGGTCTTGCGGGCCGCCGCCTGCGTGTCCAACGCCTCCTTGTAGGCAGCGACCTTGCTCGCGATGGCCATCTCGAGGTCCCCGCGCTGCACGAGCATGGCGCGGTACTTCTCGGCCTTGGCATCGATGAGATCGTCCTCGGCCGCATACCCATCAGCCGTGCGCTGGAAGGCCGCGGCCTCGACCGCCGCGATGTCCTTGTCGAGCGCAACCTGCTTCTCGTGCTGGTCCTCGATGGCGAGGTTCTCGGCCTTCCGCCACTCAGCCTTCAGGTGCCTCGCCTTCTCGTCCAGGGCGATGATGTCGGACTGCGGCTTGGGCTGCCCCCTGCTGTCGGGCTCCAGCTTCTCGCGTTCGATGGCAGCAAGTTGCGCCGCGAGGTCGTCGGCACGGAGCTTCGCCTTCTGCTTGTAGTAAGCGTCCAGCGA